CCTGCTTTAGTTATTGTTTTAAACGTATTTGCCATCTATCCTCCTATTATCCTAATGCAATCGCTAATGCAGTTGCCGATCCGTCTGTTAAAGTTACTACTCTAGATAATGCGGCTTTTCTATTTGTACCACCTGCACCATCATCTACTACAATTAAATCAGATGTTGTTAAATCCGCACCAATATCAGTGCCACCATCAATCTCTAATGCTGTTAATGCTACTTTTCCTACTGTTGATATTGTAGCTAATTTTGTATCTACTATCGCAGCACTTGATTTAATATCTGCGTTTACAATGTTTGTAATTGTATTGTTATCTGAATCTATTGATTTGTTTGTTAAAGTATCCGTTGTTGCTTTACCTACTAAAGTATCTGCTGCCGCTGGTAGTGTTACAGTAACATCTGCTGTTGCTGCCGGGCCAATAAGCGTTACTGCATTTGTTCCATTATCTGTATCTTCTTTAAATAATATAGAACCTGCTGCAGATGCAGAACCTGATAAAATAGGTGCTGTTATAGTTTTATTTGTTAAAGTTTGAGTAGCAGTTGTTCCTACTAATTCTTGATCACCACCATCTGGAAGTGTTAATGTGTTTGTAGAACCTGAAGCATGTGGTTGTGCTTGTAATTTTTGTGCGTGAGCATTACTTGATTCACAATAAAGTTTTAATTGAGCCCTAGAACCACTATTGGTTTTTAAATCAATAACTCCACCTTCAACAATTAAATCATCTCCAACAGTAAAATCTCTATTTGTTGTAAGACCTGTGTCGGCTGTGTGTGTTATAGTTGTGTCTGAATCAGCACCAAATTTTAAAACTGAAGCATCTGATCCTAAAACTAAATCATTAGGTAGAGTTACATCTGAGCTAGCATCTTCAAATACTGCTTTACTTGCAGGAAGTGTACAAAATACATCTTTTGTGCCTGCTGCAAAATCAACAGCATTATCACTATTAGAACTAGATATAACTGTAGTACGAGCTAGAGTATCTGGGGAAGCATCAGTTAAAGTACCTAAACCAATTTCAAATTCAGCAGAACTTCTGTGAACGATGGCATAGTATGTAGTATTACCATCTCCAATACCTGCTACAAAAGTTTCAAAATTAGTTTGAGCACCACCTAAATTAACTGTACCCGTACCAGTTGTAGTGGTGGTTTCTTTAACTCTATCATTTAATACTAAAGCCATGATTTATTATGCAATTCTGATTATGGATGTTGATGCCCCTGCTGCAGGAAATTGAATTGTAAAATCTCCATTAGTAGCAGTTTTGGTTCCTCCAAAGTCTAGAACAACAACTAATTTATCTGAGTTTGTATCGTTGTAAATAATAGCACCTACTGCTGATAATGTTACAGATGAAAAAACTTCGTCTGCAAAATCAACATGAGCTACATTACTTGCAACAGCAACAGCCTGACTTCCTAAAGCTTGTCCTGTTGCCGTATAACTAGTATCGGTAGAAGAAACTTCGTTAGTAGAACTATAAGCAGTACTACTTGTTGAAAAGCCAGAGATGTCAGTGTACAAAGCTATTTTAAAACTATTGCCACCGTTAGCAAAATTGTGTGTTCCAGATAAGAGTTCTGATTTAAATGCATCTGGTATTATATTAGCCATTTTTAGTCTCCTTTTATTTTATTTTTGGTTGTGGTGATTGTATGTCTATACGAACAACACCACTTGTGTATTCGTCTCTGCGTCTTCGGCCTTGTTGTTCTGCCGCAAACGTTTGAAGTCCTTCTTGATAAGCACCCTCATACAGTTGTAACATATTATCGGGTCCTTTCAAGTACTTTAGAGTTTCTACCATACAACCATTAATAAGTAAATCTTGAAAATTATTTGATATATAAGTAGTGGTTGAATTTGAAGTTGTAATAGTATCAGGTTGTTTAATATAAGCTAAAGTAACTACATAAGCGACATCTGGAGTAGGAGCTACTACCCAATTATCTGAATCCCAATGAGCATAATATTTAGGAGTTGCATTATCATCTGTATTATCAGGGTCTGGAAAATATTCAGCTAAAAAAGAAGCATCTACCTGTTCTAAGAAAAATTGATCTGAAGTTGTAGGATTAGTTAATTGAACATATCTTATAATTCTAGCATCATTTGGAATAGTAACAAATCTATTACCAATAGTTAAATCTGAGGTAGCATAAAATTTAGTGTCATCAGAATCTACTGATCTAAATATTCTATTTTCTACATTTTTAATAATAACATTTAAAACTGTGTCTGTTAAAACATTACTATCTGTCTCTGAATAATTTCTAATATTTGTTCTTAATGTACTGAGATCCATTGTCATGCTGTGATTGTTGCCGGACCTGCTGATGCATCTCCGCCTCCTCCTTTTATATTTCCTGTTGTTGCTGTGTTTGTATCTACACTAAAAGTATAACTATCATCATCTACTTTAGTTATTGTATATCCTACAGCTTTATTTAAATTGCTTGCTAAGATACCATCAAATCCTAAAACATTTCTAAAACGAACTGTATCACTACTTGATCTTCCATGATTATTTTCTGTAACTGTTATTGTTGAAGAGCTAGCACTTCCTGTTGTAAAAGAATCTTTATTTAATAAAACAGGAACAATAGTTTCTACTCTATCTGGTCTTGAATTTTGTAAGGCTTGTGGATCTCCAGAATGAACTTTAGGTTCTAATTGAGGTTGCTTTGCTTCGTATTCTGTTTTGTGTACAAAAGAACCATTCCATTCTCTTAACATTTCTCTATAAGGAAATGCAAAACCACTTCTATCTGATATAGCTAGTGCATGTTTACCTTTTGCAAAATTACCCATTACTTAAAGCTATAGTTCCTTGGACTAATATAAAGACTTGTTGCTGTAGAATCTTCATTTAATGCTCTTTGTAATTCTTCTTCGTATAAAGGTTTTAAAATTTGAATTCTATCAGGAGCTATTTTCATACTTAAATAATATGCAAGACCTGAAATCATACAAGGTATAAAACGAAAAACTACATCTGTTTCATTTGTATAAGCAGTCCCGGCATCTTCTATTCTTTTTAAATAATAAAATTTTAATAAATGAGTTGACCCTGAAAAACTACTACTGGGTGTTTGATATAAAAAAATACTTGGTGAAGTAGTTCTTTCTACGTAATATTGACTAGGTGTTCCTTTAGATAATTTAGTTGCAAGAGAAGCATATGTTGATCTATCTATTTTACTTAATGAAGTATCTATAGGTGTTGTACTAGTTGTATTATTTCTAACATAAGCTTCTAAAACTTGATTAACTCCTGTTGGGAAATTTGTACTATCTGTAGTAGCATTATATTCAGCTTGACCTTCTACCAAAGGTACTGAAGCTAAATCTACTTTCCATAAATGAATTCCTCTATTTCCCCATTCAGAAAATAAAATATTTAAAGATCTTCTTGCACTTTTTAAACTATAGCCTGTTCGTAAACTAATTCCACATCTCTCGTATGCTTCTTGAATTATTTCATCAATATCAAGATCAAAAGTAGTTGTGCCTGATGTAGCCATCTAGCCTCCTTAATATAACTTTTTAAATTCAGCTATAATTGTATGCATATTTCCTGAATCAGCTGCACCAGGTACTACAAGATTAATATCACTCTCATTAGTATTACTAGATTTATCAGCGGGTATTCCACCAAATTCTCTAAAATCCCAATAGCCTGTTCCTGTTAAGCCTATTACTGGAATATCTCCATCATCATCTTCTTCATCCAAACGTGCAAAAGAGTCTCCCCCATCTCCACCTTGACATGAAAACCAAACTCTAAGTAAATTTAAATGAGCTACAGCTTCACCTGTAACACTATTCGCAGCTAGTGCTGATACATCACCAAAAACTGTTGTACCACCATCACCATCAGATTCATTTACTATTTTAATTACGACCCGTTGATCGTTTTGTTGTAGGATTGTTGGTCCTGTTACTGTATCTGCCATTTGTTTCCCTCCTTAATCAAGAAACAAGTGGGGCCGAAGCCCCACTTCTATTTATTTATTATTCGTTAATTGTTCTACTCATACAAACATAATGAACACCAATTGCTTCTGCTGCTGCTGCACCATTTTCAAGTCCTACATAAGGAATTAAATCAATGTCATCATCTAAAGCTCCTGAAGGTGTTGTACCTGTAGTTACCGCAGTACCACCGGTTGAACCAGAAGTGCCTGTAACATTATACTGAACTCCATCCACAAAAATGGACGCTTTTCTATTTGAATCAATAGTGATTTTTAAATTGTAAATAGTGTTCGCTGCTACTGTAATAGGTAGTTGACTAATAAAATCAGTACCACCAACAGAATGTACAAAATGTAATTTTGTAAAATCAGTGAAAGCTTCTGAGTTTGTTGCATCAGTTTGAAACTTAAAATAAGCTTGATCGTCATCTGTTGCAACTAAATGATCATTAGTTAATTTTAATCCTGCCCAAACTTTTTGATTGTCAATCGCTGTAGTATTGATTGATGTTTCAAAGTGAACTTGATTTTCTGTTCCCCATAAACATCCTGCCCATGCAGTTGCTGCTGTATCAAGATGTGGAGTAATAATTGCTTGATCTTGATCTGCTGTTGCAGTTGTTAATAATATTCCTGCTGAAGTAGTATTAAAAGTAGCTAGTGCAGTAGTCATATTAGTTCCAAGTGCTTCCCAGTTTCTATTTAAAGCTCTTTGAACTTCAACTGTTGATACCTGATCAATATTAGCATTGATACCTGGTCTTTGTAAAAACCATTCTTCTAAGAAGAAACGTCTTGCATCTCTTACACCTGAATCTGCAAGTGTTCTGTCCGATATTAGTCCTGTGCTAGAATTCTTACTAATAAGTCTAGTTCCATTTTGTGATCTAATAGGACCTGAAAAAGTTGTATTTCCCATTTTATTTTTGACCTCCGTAGTCATTGTTATACAGTTTTACTACGTGAATCCGCTAGATCGGCCTGCATAAGTTAATTAATTCTAGTCGTAAAAGTATATATATATATTTGAATAGAGCAAGGAATTCCTATGAATAAAAACAGTTTTTGAAAAATTTTAGTCTTTATTTATTCTGGAATAAATAAAGGACTTTCGTACGGATTTAAGTCTTTCCATTTAAGCTTAGTTTTAACTCTTTCCAACTTAGCTTCAATTGATTTCATATCAATTGTTTCTTTGCCTTGAGATAGATATTGAGTATTCCATTGAGACTCTAATCTAATTTTCTCAGCAATTAAAGACTGTGATAAAGCGGTCATATATGCCTCCTTATATTATTTAAGGCATATGTTAGTATTTTTTCCCACAATGTAAAGTAAAAAAAAGGGGCCCGAAAGCCCCTTTTTATAATATATAATGCTTATTAATTAAGCACCCGGTGAACCGTAAATACCTCTAAAGTCTGAGAATCCAAATGAATATCTCTCTCTAGCTTTGTATCTTACATTACCTGTATCAAAATCACCCTCCATTGAAGTTTTAATTGGTGATCTTTCAAAGTACTTAAGACCATTTGGTACATCAGTTACGATGAAAAATGCGTCTGTATCAGTTAAGAAATTATTAACCACATAACCTTGTGGAATCATTCCCATTGATGCAATTGCATTTGTATCGTTATCTGCAGTGCCAACTCTTTGAGTAGACTTCATAAGTCTTTCAGCAGTAAACTGTAGCTGTGAAGGAATAATCATTTTTACTCCCTTAGCTGCAATTTTTAATCCACGCTCATCTTTAAATTGACCAATGTCAATTAAAGCTTGCTCTAAAGATGTTTCTGAAAGATCAGCAGAAGTTGCTAGTTCGTTAGCAACATCACCACCAGATACGGTTGGGTGAGCTGTTGAACAAAGTTCAACTCCATCACCACCTGTAAAAGAAGAGTTAAACGCATTGTTTAATACGTTTGCTGCTTTTACCTGTTTAGTATTAGCCATTGAACGTGCTAATGCTTTTGTGTATCTAGCTGAGATTCTGTCATACAAATTATCTTCGACTGCTTCTTCAGTAATTGAGAAAGCAAGAGCAATTGTTTCGTGAGTATAGCGAGAAGTATATGACTCTTGTGCATCGTCAAATCCTACTGCTGTACCTTCTTGTTTTACTGCTGCGTTAGCAAAACCTGAAAGCATTACTTCTTCTTCAAAAGCTCTGTCTGAAGTTTCTTTTGTAAAGATCTCTTCATGTTGGTTTTCGTAGTTCTTGTACTCCAAGCCGAATAAAGCATTCAAACCTGGCTCTAGCTCTTTAGCTAGTTGTTGTCTTGATATAGCCATGTTTTATACTCCTGTTGTCGCTGGTGTACCAACAGCAATTCCCATACTGTCAGCATTAAAGTGTGATGTAAATCTCACTATACAAGGAATTCCTGCTGCTGAGAAATCTGCGTTAGCTGCATCGTCAGCCCAACCCATAAATCTTAGCATTAATCCAGCAGTAGTTGCTAAAGTGCTTACTGCTAAAGCTGCAGAAGATTTACCTGTTACAGTAGACCCACTTGTGCCGCTAGACATGTCTGCATTTAAAAACACACCTGCTCTTGCGGTAGCTTCACTTGTTAATGAAGCATCTGAAGCTATCATAAACAGTTGATTTGGATCATCTGCTACGAATGCCTTAATAGGGTGATTTGAATCTGCCCCTGAACCCGGCCAAAAGTTCGAAAAGACCGGTTTACCAGTTGAAGATGAAACATACTCACAACCCATAAAGACTCCAACGGGAGCTACTGTTCCACCGTCTGCTGCACCTACCAAACTGATAAAACCAGTTGATAAAGGTATAACAACAGAACCGTTGAAAATAGCTGTACTATTATCGTTCTTTATTTCGTAATGAGAATATCCACCAACACCTGTACTGTTAGAACCACTACCATTTTTCATATATGGTTTTAGTCCGAATGCACTATTTGCGTTTGCCATAGTTATTGTCTCCTATTATTAATGTTAAGTGGATAAGTAATTGTTAAAAAATTAACTTT